TAAGCAATTAAGCCAGTGGCAATCATGAACCACAGAACTGTTAGTCCGTTGATTTTCATTAGTTTGTCCAAGAACTTGCATAGTCAGTTGTAAAGCAATACAACTCAACTGCGCTGTCGTAAGCAATTGAATAGCTGTGACCAACTTGGTCTAAGAAATGTGTAGCAAGTATTAAGGAAGCATAATTATCTACCCAAAAAATGTACTCATGATTGAAGTTCATTTCTTGGTCAAAGCGGTGTTCTTGAACTTCCCAATTAAGTCCCTTGAACTGCATTTGGCTTTCAGTCAATCTTTCAAAGTCCAATGGATTTAACTTAACATTGGATAAAGCGTTAGCATGTTTGATTTTCATTTAAAGCCTTTCCGTTACACCAAGCCGTTTACTTGGATACAGAAATTGTGACTTAAAGCTGGGACATTTACAACGGCATACATGGCGCGTTTGATAACGATTTGATAACGAAGTCTAAAGTAACCCTAGAGAGTCGAAGTCGTCAATTTGCTCGTCTATGGTTCTTTCCACATAGTCCGTTTCTCTACTGATAAAGTTTACCTTCAAATATAAAGCTGCCGTCTTGGGCAACAGGCACAGGAATTACTTGCACTTTTCTAGCTTTGACATAGGCGACTGCGAATCCTGTCTGCCAGTTCGCATAGCCCTTTGTATACCTCATACCGCTACTTGATAGGTCAACCATATTCCCTACCTCACACCCATATAAAACACGCCCTACACGCCCATTAAAGGCTTCTGTGTGGCATGACAGACCCAACCTATGCGTATGCCCCATCACTACTGAAACGCCCATGCGTTTTGAAGCCCCTAATGCAGATTGCCCCGCTAAGTTACTGAGTGGTACTGAGTCGCCATGAATTGCCGTCCAACCATGCGCCCAGTTAAGTCCGTATGGGTGAAACTTAATACCAAGCTTGTCGTACTGCATAAATCGTTCGTAACGCAATTCAGGCAAATTGAGCAATGAGGGAAGCTGTTTTTTAATTGATCTGTAAAGTCTAATTCCATGGTTACTTCCTAAGACATCTGTAACACCAAGGTATTCAAGAATATCTTGAGTGTATTTCCTATCATCATCAATGTTACCTTTAAACTCATCAATACTGCCTCTTGAAAAACTACCTAGATAAGGTAAATCAATCTCATCACCAATGCAGATATTTTGATGAGGTTGCCATTTCCTTAAAAACTTTCCAAATACTCGTACTGCCGCCTCATTTACAAATGGGGCTTGGAGGTCGGGCGTGAACGCGACTCGCTTAATTATTCGTCCTCGTCCTCGGTGGGGTCAATGCGAGGAATTAGAGCGTCGGGCTTATCATTGCTTACCCAATCAGGTAATGCGTGTGGTTCTTGCATAAAGAACCAAGCTACCTCATTACTAAAACCTGCTTTTTTTGCTGCGCGGTAAATCTCATGCTTGGTAATCATAAAAACATCAAGCTTAGATAAAGGTTCGGGTGACCTGCGAACAACCCTACGGTTAATCTTTTTTCTTTTACGAGTAGCAGCCATGTCTTAAGTTTACTTCCTACTAATGACAATAAAGAGTTCATCTATTCGATTTGAAAGGTGTGTCGTTTCTTTTTGTAAATCAGTCAATTGGTCTTTCATGCTTGAGCCGCCATTGGGGCGAAGTTCATTTAACCAACCTCGAACCAAATAACGCAACCCTGCAAGGACTCCAATAAAAGTTGTGGTAATTCCAGCTGCAAAGCCAGCCCACTCAAGGGCTGTCATTACTCTTTGCTACCTAAGCCAAATGCCTGATCGTCAGGATTCATTGCGCGTAAAATTGGTGCGGCAAAAGCAACTAAAAATGCCTTCCAAATATCATCAAATGAACCTGAAGGATTTGTTACGTAAACTGTTGCTAAACAAACAAATGCGCTGCGTGCGTATGAGTTGATTATTGCAAGTGTTTTCTTATTCATTGCTACCCCCTAGTAGTGGTATGTTGAAAAACTCTGAGTTGTTATCTTGATCTTTTCTAAATGAAATGTGTATGTGGTGGTCATGGCGGTTATAGCCTCGATAGCGTCGCCATTTATAGTTAAGCATTGGCGAAGCAATTTGACCTAAATGAATTACATACAGAATACGTCCGTTATGTTTGGCGTATTGTCGTAACTGATCTGCCAAATATGCTGAAGTTCTTTTGTCGTCAGAAAGGCGAGCGTCAACGTCGATTGCACGTACCACCGCTGTTTTTGCGTCGGGTATGTGATCGCTTTTGCCTCTTGATTGATGCAAACTATCAGCAATCCATCCATCAGATTTACGTAAGCGATCAGCGAAGGCGTCGTCAATTTGTTCCCTTAACTGTACACCCGCTGCACATAGTTTAGGTTTCATCGGTTATTGGTACTATCCATTTACAAGTTTCTTCATTAAAACCTGTTGCATTCTCAGGTTCAGGTGCTATAAACGCATCTCTAATTGGGTCATAAACATAATTTTTAGCAGCGTAATTTTTTCTAATTTTGCCATTGTATGAAGTTTGTTTCCAGTTTGTATATCCGCCCGACCATTCAGTCAAAAACGCAATACCATCAGCTTCTTCATTGTTGGAATCTAAAGCCTCGTTTGCAATTAAATGCACTTCAAGAACTACATTATTGTTATCTAATTTTGCAAAGTGAGCCATTATCTTGTGATGCTCCCATTCCCTGTAAACTTGTAATATGTGTAACCACCAGTTTCATATCTAGTTGGTGAACCTGTTGTAGATGTTGCTGTGAATGATCCTGCTCTGCGAATAATCACAATTCCTGAACCACCTGCTCCATTGTTACCACCACCACCACCACCAGTGTTTGCTGTGCCATTGGCATTTACTCCACCGCCGCCGCCATTACCACCAGTTGCACCACCATAAGCACCGCCGCCGCCACCTGCATACCAATATGTACCGCTAATGTTTTGGCCAGATGATGTAGCCGATCCCCAAGATGAATAAGCGGATGAACCATTACCGCCATCTTTACTACTACCTGCTGCGCTCGCACCACCACCGCCACCTGGCTTACTGTCATCGGCAGGATTTCCGTTTGCGCCAGCATTTCCCTGACCGCTTGTACCAGAAGCGCCAGTTGTATAACCACCACCTGCACCTGATCCTGACCCACCACCACCTGATCCACCGACAGCAGCAGTAGCAATATTTGCTGATCCACCACCACCACCACCAACAGCAGCAGTTAAACTTAGTGAACCACCTGTTATATTTGAATTAGAACCATTATTACTACCATTAGCGCCACCTGGGCCAACAGTTACTGTGTATGTTGTTGCTGCGACCAAATCTACAGCCATTGTATTAACGAGTCCACCAGCACCACCGCCACCGCCATAAGCAGTACCAGGGCCACCACCGCCAGCAATCACTAATAAATCAAAACCAAGATCGGGTGGTGTAGATGTGCCATTAACGGCTGCGATTATATTTAACATTTATGCAATTGCTCCCACTACATACCAAGTATCGGTTGCAGTCTTAATGCAAACCGCAGATTTATATTGAGCAAGAGTTGGTGCGGCGGGAACTGTTCCAGCTGATAAAACTGTTGTTGTTCCTGAAGTAACTGCGCTAATTGTGCAAGCACCTACGCCAATGTTAAGAACTGTAATTGCTGTTCCTACTGGAAATGCAACTGAAGCGTTGGTTGGAATCTTAAACGCAATCGCTGTTGCCTTATTCATTATCTCTAATGCCTGATATTGGTCTGCTGATACAGCTGTGTAGTCTGCTGTGTTTGCTGTGCCAATAGTGAAAGAGGTTAAGCCGTTAAACATTGCAGCTGACAAAACATCACCTGTTGAAGCTGGAAAGCCTGTTGCCATTGTATATCTCCTTTAGTAGCTAAGTATATCGTCCCCAAGGACGCCATAGGTTGAATCTCCGATTAAAAATCCATCACAAGTAGGCTCTAATGTAATCATGACGGTATTCCATGAATTTGGAGTTATGTCATGAGCAATACCCTGAACCTGCAAGTTCTTTGTAATAGTTGAACCGTCGGGCTGAAGGTTTGTGATTAGAACATTGTCATAGTAATCAAAGGCAAGAATTGTAGCTGTTGGGACGGCAGGGTCTAATAAGTCAAGCGTCATTTCGTCTATTCGTATTGTGGTGCTGCTACGCGTCGCAACATAAATCTTGGCTATGTTCATGGCATTTTCATCTGTGTCAATCACCAAATCGGCAATGCTCATGGAGTGTGGGAAGTAAGTAGCAATGCTGTCTGCGTCTAGGGCTGTTTGGGCAATACCCCCTACTTTTGTCATAGTAGCTGTATTGATAATTAGTTTGTCATCAAAGGCAAATTTAAGGTTTTTGTATGGGATACCTGTGGTTTGGTTAAACTCAGTTGGTGTTGCCCCTGCACTTGCAATAACTGTGTTTCTATTCTTAAAGATTGCGTTGCCTTCAGGAGTAATGTAAAAAGCCCCTTGCTCGGAGAACTCGCAGTTTTGCAAGGCACTTAAAGAAGTTCTAAGAGTTGCTGGGTCTGCAACTGTGAGGCTGTTGCCTGTTGCAATGCTACGCATGCCATTTGGAAAAGATACGGTGTCCAAAATCTTATTGATTCGCGTGCCAGTATCTTGTGCAGCGGCTTGTCCAGTCACATTAATTACTGAAGCCAAGTTGAATAATCTGAAAGCGTCGCTTGCGCTAATGTCCACATAAGCCACATTTTCTGCTTGGTCATAAGAGTAAACATAAGAGGTGGTGTATCCGCTAAATAAATAATAAGTTGTACCTGATACTTCAGCTGAGATTCTAAGTTTTCTTAACGGTTCTAGTTTGCCATAGTAGGGTGAAGTAACCGACTGTGGGTTGAAATCGCCATTAGGGTCATAAACTCTAACAATGCAAGTGCCAGCCTCGTAAATATCTCGGGCAACATTTCGTCCTCGTCTAATGCTTATGCGCCTTGTTGAAGCAGTCAGGTTAGCAATTAAAGCAGGTGCGGTTGCGTCCGATAAAACACCAACACCAAGAACACCGTTAACAGGGTCGCCAATAGTGAAAGGGTTTTGAAAGGTTGCGCCCGACGAAAAGTTTAGCGAAACATCAAGGGTTGCTGGAAGTGCCATTACTGGAAAGCACCAAGCAATCTACCTACCGCGCTTGGTGAACCTGATAGATTTGAGTTTAATAAACCATTTCTAATTTGGTCAACAAGGTCTGCGTCTGAAACAACATTGCCAGCATTATTGATAGTAATGTTAAGTGTCGGTGTTTTAACTCCAACATCACCCATAACACTTGTTATAGATTGGTATTCACTTAAAGAAACTGGTGCATTGGCAAGAACTTGAGCAGCGTTTTGCGGGGTAACTTGAGCTTTGATTGTTCCTTTAGGTAGTTGAGGTTGCATTTGCAACAAGCGATACATTTCAATAAGTTTGGCAAGTAAATTATCAATTTCAGAACCCCAACCTTTAAATGGATTTAATGCCATTGGTATATTAGCAATTGCAGTAGCGAGGTTTGTTGTTTGTAGTTGACTGATCGCAAGTTGCTTTCCAAGTCTTTCTGCTTCACTTGCGTTTCCTTGCAATAATGCTAATTGTAAAGAAAGCCTAAGTTTTTCGTCCGCACTTAATTTATTTTGAAGCGCAGCCATTATTTGGATTTGTTCCATGTCAAATAATGTGTTTGCTTTCTTTAATTTGGCTTGATCTTGGGCAGCTTTAGTTTGAGCTTTGGTTGCCTTTAATTGAGCAGCGGCAGCGGCTTTTTGGTCTTTAGCAACTCTAGCAGCTGCATTTGAAGCAGGTGAGCCATAAAGATTTAATGAATCTGTAAACCCTGAAACGCCCATGGTGCTGAAAAGGTTTGATAAATTGTCCTTGGCTTTTGTTGATGAATCACTTAATTTTTCAACCCCTTTAATGGCTAGACCAATGGCTGCAAACATGCCAGCCGTCAATGCAGCTGCGCCTAATGGGCTAAATAGGAAGTTTCTCGCTATCGCGCTTGCTAGCAAAGCATTTCTTAATGTTTTAACAGTCTTAACAATTGCCTCTAGAGCAATAATAAAACTAGCAATTTTGTTAACAGTAAATGCGGCGGCTAAAATAATTGCAAAAGATTTTATTAAAACTATGTTCTCTGAAATTAATGTACCTATATTGCTTAGTGTTTCAGCGGCAGATTTACCAAAATTAATGATTTTAATTTGTAATTGATCTATGCTTGTTGAGTTTGAAATCTGCATTAAAGCCTCAACTAAACCTGCGCCAATACTTACCTTTGCTAAGTCCGCGGCTACTTTTAACCTTGCAAGTTTGTTTGAAAATGTATCCGCACCCGCAGCGGCAGCACCTTTAGTTATGGTTGTAATTTCTTTTAATATGGCATAAAAATCACCTGAAGCGAGAGTGGCTTTACTAATGCCTAAGTCGAGTGCGCCTACGCTTTTTGTATTACCCAAGTAAGCCTTGCTCAACGCGTCTGCGGCTTGCGTAACACTAATGTTTTGACGAGCAGCAATATCTAAAGCAATGTTAGTTAAATTCTGAGAAGCTGCAAGGCTGCGTGTAGTTGTAAGCAATTGTTGATAGGCTGGAAGTAGTTGACTGTCAACAACGCCATATTGAAGTTTTAAACTATTTAAAAATGCTAGTGAGTCTGAAGCAGCAAAATCAAATCCAATTTGTCTAAGTGAGTTGCTAAATAAAGCAAGTTGTTTTTCTTGGGCAGCAAAAGCCGATATAGCAGATTTGGCAAAGGCTGTTACTCCTACGCCAATCAGTGCGTGCTTGACACTCCTACCTAATTTGTCAGCTGCGTTTTCTGCCTGTGCAAAGGCTTTCTTGCCAGTGAATTGCGCGGCAATATCAATTACTATACTCACAAAGTAACCTTTCTAAAATACTGTTTCTTTTTAAATAACTCGTTTACATTGTAAATAGCAGTTAAAGCAGCTGC